CCTGTATCCTTGCTCTCTCCTTGTTATACCATTGATTGATAGCTTTCATCTTACGCCCGTCAAGAATAAACGAGCGTCCAGTTTCACTGTCGAGGCAAGTGGCGAAGTTAGACACACCAGGGTCGATGCTCAACGCTCGGCGTTTGTTCAACACCTGTGGTTGTGGCTCAACCTCATACACAAACTCAATCTCAAAGTAGGTCGCCCTACACCGAGGCAGTATTCTCACTTCCTTGATCTGATGCCCAACGACATTGGGTGGAAGCGGATACACGAACTTCTTGAACTTATACTTCTTCTGCAAATCCTTCGGCACGATAACTGAGAAGTGCTTTTTGCACTGGTAGTCTCGCTGCGGGAAGATGCACAGGAAGTAACCGTTCTTTGGTAAAAAGTGAGGTTTCTCAACTGGTCGGTTGTAGTTTCCTTGTTGTTTCTTTTTCAAGAGCCCGAAGAATGAGCGGAAGCATCGTTCAACAACTTTCATTGTTTGTGCGGCAGGGTCAGTCGGCAATCGCTTGCGAACTGCCTTGTCCCGCATTACATGGTAGGCGTTGTTGTAGGTCAAAAACTCGCCGCACTGATCGAAGTGATTGTTGGTCTCCCAAAGCGTAACGTTAAACAAGTTTTTGCTACGGCGGCACATATCCCGCCAAAACCTGTATTGGTTCTTGTCCAACTTCAACTTATTCTTCTGCACCTTGAACATCTCACACTTATATAATGTGGCCCGTAATTTTTTTTACGAAAGTGGATAATTATTTTGAGATATTTTTTAGGCGATTTTCAGTCTTTTGAGCATTCCTCCCATTATCCTAAAGAGGCGACTACCTGCTTGTCTCGCTCTCTGTGGTCGCTCGCCTGCACAGGTAGTCGTGCCTTCGGCATAGCGGCTTTCTGCCGCTTATGGGTAAATCCACGAAGGAAGCGAGTGTAGCGAGCGACCAGAGTGAGCTTGCCCTTTAGGGTAGGGGTAAGCTGCTCCATAGGATTACCTCAAATTATTTTGAGGATTGATTGCTATAAAGTTGGGTAGATGTCAATCTACCTATTGTTGTCTGTTGGATTTGTCTTCAAACTCCGTGTCGGCTGGCGTGAAATGCCAGCCATCGGTTAGTCCAGACATGAAATTTGGAATGACAAGCCCCGCCGTCTTTAGCTGCTGGGTAGTTGACTGTTTAACGTAAAAACTTGTGGTGTGCATGATCTTATTGCAACTCTCGATCATCTTCTTGGGGTAGGCATTATACTTTCTGATGTCCATTGGCCATGTGTCGTTCTTGAGCCGCCTTGATCCCAAGATGATAGCATTTTCGTAAAACTCTTTTGCTTGGTTGAATCGGTTAAGGAGATGGTAGTACACGTCGCCCATCAAACACCAGAACTCTGCCATCAGTGGCTTTGTGCAAAGACACAGGTTTATGTTCTGTAAAGCTGGCTTGAAGGCCCTTTTGTACATTAACTGAATCATGGCGTAGTAGTATCGAATCATTGTTGCCGACATTGATGTTGATTTGTCGATAAACATATAGTGTTCTGCTATCTTTATAAACTCATCGTATTTTCCGAGCGATAAAAGTTCGTAAGCTTGGTAGTAGTAAGGTCTTGCCGATAAAGGTTCATCTGCTTTCCATTGTTCTAACACACTGAAAATATCCTTATCTTCTGGTCTTCCCTTGGAATATAGAACAATAGGAACGATGGGTGCCATGTCAACGTTAAGCCTCTCGTAAGCTGGATTGATGAACTTGTCTTTTCCGTCCCATAATCTAACGTCATAGTTGATGATCTTGTTGGTCAAGATTTGCACGTATCCTGCACGTTGGTTAAATGTTTGTAGAATTGAATGGCCCTGCATGACTGCTTCCCAAGGTTCTATCCAGAAGTGGCGTTCTGTTTTGGCCATGTCAATCATTCGATTTCTAGCGTCATTTCTCGGGTATCCTTTTACGTCAACTACCTTAATCCCCATGTTATTACAAATGTCCACAGTGCTATCTTTGCTACCCATATCACCGACCAAGATTTGAGCAAATTTTAACCATAGCACTGATTCAATTGCCGTCCTTACTGTCTTCTCGTTGTTTTTGGTTAGTAGATGGATCGTCAGCATTGAATTTCCTACGAATAAGTTCCCTGAAAGCTTCAGCCTCGTTGGTCATGCCGACGGACTGGTAATGCTCAGCGAGCTTACGGTAAACCACTATGTTGTGTGGATTGACCTGCAATTCGGCGTATAACTTCATCAGGATCATACTAATGTAATGGAGAATTTGTCAACTACCCAACCGCTAAAGATGGCGGGTCTTGTCACTCTAATTCTAAGCAACTTTTGACAGTTCTTTAGCGGACGACAATAGGCTGGTTGATACAGCTCTTGCTGCGATATTCTTCGCAGTGTTATAGTCGGCATTATCACTATATCCACACTTCTTACAGTAAAATTCCACTTGATTTTTCCTGTTTGTTTTTGCAATATAACCACATTCCAAGCATTGTCTGCTTGTATTTCTTGGATTAACTACAACTACAGAAACCCCCTTGAGTTTTGCTTTGTAAGTAATGAATTGCCTTAATTGATAAAATGACCAACTATGTCTTTTTGTTCTCTGAGTTTTCCTTGCCGTTGTCCTTTTGGTAATTCCACTTAAATCTTCAAGTGCTATACCAACATTCGTGTCTTTAGCTTTCTCAACAAGATATTTACTTGCACAATGATTTATGTCAGTCTTGAATCTTCGCTCTTTTCCACTTGCTTTCTTTAACTTTCGTTTACTTGATTTCGTGTTTTTCTTTTGGCAATGCATTCTTTGCTTTTGGTATTTGAGTTGTACTTTTTCTACCTTGTAATTGCTAAAAATCTTACCTGTTGAGTCTACAGCAATGTTCACTTCACCTAAGTTAACATCAAGAAAATCATCTGTCTCAAGAGGTGTATCTTCGGGCATGTCGCAAGTAGTATAGAGGTAAAACTTGCTATTTTGGTATACAAGGTCAATCTGTCCTTTAACTTTGTTCATTCTACCTGCAAAGTAATTCCGAATATGGATGTCATAGATACGCCTACCGTCCAGTGTTGTTAAGGAAACTTGAGGAAATTCGCCACTCAATCCTTTGAATGTAAGAATACGATCATCATAAGTAATTGCACCATACTTTTTAAACTTGGGTTGTTTCTTTTTGTTTAACTTATAGGCTTTGCAGGTTTTTGCTATAGCTCGTATTGCTAACTGTGCTGATAAACCATGCTTCTCACGAATATGATGATAAACCATTTTTTGGATGTTGAACTTACTACCTGACTTTTGTTCAAAGCAAGTTACCGCTTCAAGCCAAGCAACAAAACTTGCTATGAATGTGGTTGGATAAATAAGAACCTAACCATGTCAGACCGAATATTTCGATGCGGACGATGTGATAATGTCAAGGATAGGGACTTGAATGCTGCTTTGAACATACGCAGTTTCGGCATTAGAGAATTACCGTTGGACGAACGGGAAATTACGCTTGGGGATGAGGGCAGATTACAGTCCGTTTTGAGCAGTGCCACTTGTAGAGCCAAGAACAAAGAGTGCGTAGTCCTAGTTGAATAAGGTTCAATTAGATATGCACGAAGCCGCAGGGCAAGCCCTGCGGCGCATCACTCATCTACTTCGAAGTCAAACTCTTCCTTAAGGAGTTCCTTCATGTTCCTTAAGGCGTCTTCGAGTTTCTTGGATTTCCAATTTAACTTACGACATGTGCTGCTTTTGTTGAGACGGCCCTTTTTTGTATAGCAGTCCTTATCGTTATTTAGCAAGCACTCGATAAGTTCACCATAACCGGCATCCTTGAGCTTTTGTATAATTTCTTGCATTTCGATAGCGTTATTTGGATTAACGCTTGTTTTACTCATATCCATAAATTCTACCACATTTTAAGATCACGATCAATAGGTCTTCTCACTCTAGAGCGTTCTTTTCCGTTCCTAATAATTACTTTTTCAAGTTTTTCCTGCAAGAAAGTATGGTAACGCTTCTTCAATTCATTGTAGTTGCGTGCGCTGCGGTAGAGTTGCCTAAAGTGGTTTAAGATGCAAGTAGTCATATAGTTGAACGCTTTACCTTTGCGTGGATCAAAGCGATCAATTTTTTCGAAGCAGATCAGGACGCCTTCCTGAATGGCGTCATCAATGTCGATTCCGTTGAACTTAGCATAATTGGCGATGTTCTCGGATAAGATGTAGAAGGCATAAGCCAATTGCTCTTGGTATTCTTTGAATTGAGCACATACTTCTTTGTAATGTTTTTCGCTCTCTTCCAGAGGAGCTTTCTTAGCATCGTCCCCATACTTAGCCACTCTCCGATTGTGCGACTCTTGAAGATCAGCAATAATCAGTTCATACTTTGCTTTCTGTCTCTTAAAATACTGAAATGATTGGATGACGGATTCAAAAGTCCGATTGTTAAGATACTCGTTGGCCATGATCCCCCGAAACAAAGCAATAAATGGGTATTTATGTACTGGACCACGGCTAATTTTTTTTCTGTGTGAATTACCGCTGCCTTAAATAGTAGCGGCTTCCTGCTTCAATCTCAGTCGCCTTTCATCCAAAGATGAGGTAGGTCTTATACCAAGTCAACAGGCTTAACTTCCCTACGTCCCGTAGGTAGTTTGTCCTCTTTCGAGGGTGTTCTCATTACATCACAACTTGATTTTCATTGCGATACATTATCATAGTACGTTCAACCAAAATTATTCAGCAGAAACTAAGATTTAGTCATATGGGCGGTTTCATCATCTGCTCTAAAGGGCTACACCCACTCTGGCCATTCGCCTCGCTCATTCCCGACGTTGGTGTGGTATCTATAATGTAGGGGCTTTCGCCGTCAAAGAACGATAAATCCGTTTTCACCTAAATGCGAGCAGGAAGCCACTACTTTCGTTAGAAAGTTTGGTCGTTCAGCGAGCGAAGCGAGCGTTAAGAACGACCAAATCTCTTTAGTGTAGAGGAGGAATGCGAACTATATAACTAATTCAAAAATAATTCCAAAAACATTGAAGAAAATTCAATCATTCACACTATATAAGTGTAAGATGAAGACGACCATTAAAATTCAACTAAAAACAGATGAAGTCGGCAAGAAAAGGCTGCTGGACACAATGTAAATCTTTAACAAAGCATGTGATGAAATAGCCGAAACTTGCTTTGAACAAAAGTCAGGTAGTAAGTTTAACATCCAAAAAATGGTCTATCATCATATTCGTAAGAAACATGGCTTGTCAGCACAGTTAGCAATACGAGCTATAGCAAAAACCTGCGAAGCCTATAAGTTAAATAAAAAGAAACAATCCAAGTTTAAGAAGTATGGTGTAATTACTTATGATGACCGCATTCTTACATTCAAAAGACCACACGAACCTCAACATCCTCAAGTAAATATTACGATACTTGAAGGTAGGAATTTATACAACATCCATATTCGGAATTACTTTGCAAGTAGAATGAACAGGATTAAAGGACAGACTGATTTTGTATACCAAAATGGCAAGTTTTACCTCTACACTACTTGCGACATGCCCGAAGATACACCTATTGAGACAAATGATTTTCTTGGTGTTAACTTAGGCTAAGTGAACATTACTGTAGACTCAACAGATAAGATTTTCAATAATGACAAAGTTGAGAAAGTACGGCTTAAATATCAAAATCAAAAAAAGCAATTGCCAAAAGAAAAACACGAAATCAAGTAAACGAAAGTAAGCTGAAAAAACGAAGGTTTAGGACTGACATAAATCATTGTGTCAGTAAACATCTTGTTGAGAAAGCCAAAGACACCAATGTTGGTATAGCACTTGAAGATTTAAGTGCTATACCAAAAGGACAACAGCAAGGAAAACTCAGCGAGTAAAAAGACATAGTTGGTCATTTTATCAATTAAGGCAATTTATTACTTACAAAGTAAAACTCAAGGGAGTTCTTGTAGTTGTAGTTGATTCAAGAAATACAAGCAGACAATGCTCGGAATGTGGTCATATTGCAAAAACAAACAGGAAAAATCAAGCGGAATTTTGCTGTAAGAGCCGACTATAACGCTGCGAAGAATATCGCAGCACTGGCTGTATCAATCAGATTATTGTTGTCCGCTAAGGAACTATCAAAGGTTGCTTAGAATTGAAATGACAAGCCACGCTGTCTTTAGCGGTTGGGTAGTTAACCTTCGAGAATATAAGCTCTTGTATAGCGAAGCGTAATATCACACATCAAGACACCGGATTGTGTCATATCAAGCTGCTGGAAGTTAACTGATTGAGGCCAAGCGTCCTCAAATATCCACTGTTCGATTGGAGTTCCGCAACCGTCATACAGCGTTAGCCAACATTCCTTAATAAGCCTTCTGCTATTTGGAGGATAGAACTGACCCTGTTGTGGGTCATATACTTCCTTGATCCACTTAAAGACTGGATTTAGTTGTTTCTTCAAATCGAACAGAACAAGGTTAATTGGCTTCCAATCTGGCTTGCACGGGTAGAACACGTCTTCAATCAAGTGTTTAACTTCCATTTCCTTGAAGTTAAGATTGGGTCGAGCACTCTTTTCTGGTGGCAAGGCATTGACGCCCTGAGCAGTTTCATCGGCAGACACTTCAGGTACGTAAAAAAGCCATCTATTTTGGCGTTTACAATACTTGCCAGTGTCAAGACCGAATTGTAGTCCCATCTTTGCCATAGACGTGCTCCTAAGAAAAAAGGGTAGCAAACAGCTTTGCTGCCCTTTTTAGAATAGTTTGCATCAGATGAATCAAGAAATACGATCTATATCGTTCCAGAAAACCTATGGAAATTTGGTTTGAACAATCAATCACCTGATGTTTCACCGATTAAGTTTTTAATGGGTTAATCACTACTGGCCTTGCGGCAAGGCTCCTATCCATTATTACTGAGAACTCATGGATTATTTTTCGTCCAATGTTCAGGTTTGCGTTCACGTCAGCATTCACGGCAAAGCCGTCCTTGCTAACGTACAAGTCACGATGTTTCCTACGACCAATAAACTCAGGTACAATCTCGCCGTACTTTGGCAATGAATCATGGTTGTAGAAACTCGCCTTACTAGTGTAAGATTCCTCCGTGAAGGTCACATCAATTCCAGCAATCGCTGCCTTGTACTTGATCTTCTACGAGGATGTTGATGTCGAGCAATCATTGTTTGGTGAACCAAACTTGACGCACAAGAAAGTTGGCACGATTGCACAACTCTTTGCTCAGAGAACAGAGTTGTGCGATCTCATTGTTACCTTTCGTGTAGCGTCGTTCAACCAACAGCATAATTTTAGTTAAGGTATATCTGGTTTTTTGGCAAAATTTTTCTTGAAGTATCCCCAGTTTTCGGTTCAACTGTTTTTAACTCTGTTTCTCTTCTTTTTCATCCTTCTTGCAAGGCGTGCAGCAAGGATTGATAGTGAAGCCGGGACACTCTGGGAAGTATTTGACGTTCGAATAACGCAAAGTCAATTCGATGGTTGCTTCGTCAGAAGCAGCATAATCAAGATCACCGAAATTGATACTAGACGGCCATACGTCAGTCATTTCCCATCGTTCAATCAACTGTCCGCAACCGTCCCACATCTTAAGAATAGCGGTTGCAGTATAGTCTTGACGCTGAGAACCCATTTCGAGGTTGATCGGATCAGTGAAGTTGTAGACCGAGGCCAACCAGTTGAACAGCGGAGCGACATCAAGCGATGCTACGTCGATGTAGGTAACAGTTATGGTTTCCCACGAAGCCTTACCCGGAATCCAAGTCTTTGCGTTTAAGAAGTTGATTTCCGTCTCTTCAATCGAGAGGTTTGGCCTAGAAGCCACTTTCACATAATGCTTTGGAACGAATTGATTTCCACAGATATCCTGCAACTCGAACGTGAACCTAAATTTGCGCTTAAAGATTAGGTTCTTGAAGCCGAGATGCCCAATGCCCATTGGGATTTTTTCAGCCATTGTTCACTCCTACTGTTGTTTCAATTCCTTAGATGAAGTTAGCGAACTGAGGCTTCTTCAATGTAGTTCCGCAACCGCCACAGCAACCTTCTGGCGTGTAGTCTGGGCAGAACGAACGGTACTTCACGTCCGAATAGCGAAGCGTCAATTCAATTGTGGCGATGTCTGAGGACGAATAGTCCAGATCGCCGAAGTTGATGGCTGTTGGAAAAACTCTCTGTAATTGCCAAGTTTCCAGCAACACACCACAACCGTCATACATATTGAGAATACCGGTAGCATCCCAATCTCTTCTTTCACCCATTCTTAAGCGAATTGGGTTGGTGAAATCGTAGATTGTAGCAAGCCAGTTCCAGAGGCTTCGCATTTCTTCGTGGGCTACGTCAAGGTACGTGACTGTGATTGTTTCCCAAGATGCCTTGCCCGGAATCCACGTCTTTGCGTTCAAGTGATTAACTTCCGTCTCTTCGATTGATAGGTTTGGCCTAGAAGCGACGTTGACGAAGTGCTCGGGAACTATATTTTTTTCATTGTCGCAGAAACCAAACAATTCGAATGTCCAACGGAACTTCCGTTTGAACACCATGTCAGGTTGCCCGATAACGCCGATACCCATTGGTTTACGTTCAGTAGCCATTTTTTACTCCTGTGTGTTTATCTTAATTAGCAGCCTTGGCAGCACTTTTGGATACTACCGCCACCGCACAAGTTCATGTAGAAAACTTCTGAGTATCTCAGTTGCAATTCTACCGTGGCAATTTCTGAATTTGCATAGTCCAGATCACCCCAATTCACTGATTGCGGCCAAACTGAACCCAAAGCCCATAATTCAAGCGGTGTACCGCAACCGTCATACATCATTAAGATCGCTGTTCCTGCCCAACCCGACTTTTCCGATTGAGGCAGTTCTATAGGCCACGGAAAACCATACACGCTGGCGACCCAATTATATAAGCCCTGCATACTTGCATTTGATACGTCGTTATAAGTGACCGAAATAGGTTGCCACTTACCTTTGCCGGGAATCCACGTCACTGCGTTTAAGAAATTCAGTTCCGTTTCTTCGATTTCTATATTGGGACGGGCGGCAACTTTAACGAAGTGTCGAGGGACGAATCCGCATGGCGTCGAGATTTCCAACGTCCATCGAAACTTGCGTTTTAGGATGATGTTAGGTTGTCCTAGCACGCCAATTCCCATTGCACCCATTTCATTACCTCTTCCTTGTTGATTCGTAAGGGTGAGATAATGGTCTGTGAGATGACCATCTCACAGACCATTATCTCTGCTTAGAATGTATCGGCGTTGTCGCCGAAGCTTCCTGTTCTATGGATCGAGAACTCGATGAAGATGAATTCTGCGGCACGGATAGGCTGAACGCCGATTCTGGCACGCATTTCATTGCGGTCAATAACATCAGGAGTGTTCAGTTCGGCATCGCACTTCACACGGAAGTCGTTAATACCACGACCAACTTGAATCTCAGAGAGAATAGCAGTTGCAATTCTTACGAACTTCTGACGAAGGATTTCGTCGTGTGGATCGAAGAGCAATTGACGGCTGGCTGCACGAATTCTCTTCTCGATGACGAACATAAGTCTTCTTACGTTCACTCTGTCGAGAGCAGTTGGACGACGCTGCAACGTCTTCTGGCCCCAGATAACGAATCCATCGAAGTCCACGAACTGAACAATCGGGTTGATGGCGTTACGGTAGCCATACATCAAGTCTCTTTCTTCTAAAGTTGGCCTAGAGAATACGTCCGTGATGTTCGGGACCGTACCTCTGTTAACACCGGCAGGAGCGAACCAAGGTGCCGACAGTTGGTCGGAACGAGCAATGGTTGCCATGACCGATCCCGAAGGCGGTGCCCAGATGTCAACTCTGTTAAAGTTGTCTCTGATCTTAACCCACGGCCAGTAGAGAGCACCGAAGTCGCTATCGAATCTGATTGTGTTAAGTGGGTGAGTACCATTTTGCCAATCAACGATCTCGTTGACAGTAAGACCGAATGGTGGGTCAATGATAGCCATACAGTCTGATCTTATGTTCTGGCAAAGGTCCAGCAGGGCGGTTACGACTGCCGTGCTAGAATGACCCGGTACTGCGATAAGATCAATGTCGATTTGCTCTGGTTCAGAAAGAGCGTACATGCCCGTGTAGCCGATTTTATTACCGATGATCAAGGCGTCCTGATCGTCTGGGTCAGACGGAATACCGTCGCTACCACCAGCGAGGTTGTACGTGCCGTCGAGCGGCGGTGCAGCATTAGCAGTGTTGTCAGTTACACGAATCCAATCGGATACGAGGGCCAAAAACGTCTCAACATAAAATCTTGAGTTCTCGTCCTTCGTCAAACCGCCCCACGATTCGACTTCGATGCCGTTGTTGAACACCTGCATCGAGAAGTTGCCTTCACGAATGTTATTCTCGATGACAACTTGAGTTGAGTTGCCGTCGATACCAGCGGAGTCAGCGTGGATGGTGAAAGTTATAGCACCGGTGCTATTAGCATCACCGTTGATACGGCCAGCCACAGCAACGTCAACTGCGCTCGAATCTCTGATCGGGCTCAAACCTTTCTTCGTTACGTGCTCAAGACCGAAGAGTGCAGCAGCAGTGCTGTCTGGTTTAATTAACAGTCTTGCATCCCGACCGTGATGATCGGTTCTGAATGCCAACGAGTCGCCTTCAGCGTAGGCAGTCCAGCCGCCGGGCAAGGTTCCACCGTTCTCGATCTTTTGGTTGTTGATTTCTGTTACGATGTCTGCAAGCACATGCTCGGCACCCTCAAGGTCGGCGAGGTCGATAACCTGCACCACGTTATCAATCAGCACGTTATCGGTGCCGTCAACAACAATTTGGATATTGAGGTTAGTCAAACCTGTGAAGTCGTACTCACCAGCGGTCTGATAGGTTGCAGGATATTGATCTAAGCTACCAACGATTTTAGCTTGGGTCATGCCAGTACCAAAGCCGGTTGGGTTGCCTTCAGTAATAAGACCGCCGTAGATGGCGTCCTGAACCGAGACGAACTCAAGTTCCGAGTCTGGACCGAAAGCCCAAGTGGTTTGCACTGCGATCTTAGTATCAGATGCGGTGCTATAGAATTGAATGCCGTCGATATCGAAGTCAAGCTGAGAGTTTAATTCTTCAACAAGCTGAGTAGCGGTGTAAGTACCGGCAAGCACAACCAGCGTCTTAGATCGCAAAACACCATTCAGTCTCCAACGGAAGAATGAGTCTTTAGTAAATGTATAAGGACCAGTCTTGCTGGCAACTACTTGAATGCGTCCACCGGCAGATGGGACATCAACTTTCGCCGTATTCGCACGCTCGTCGCTGACCTGCTCCTCGTCAGCAACACGAACGATATAAAGTTCATTTGCTACGAGGAGGTATTGCTCAGCGGCGTAGAGCATGTAAGGATCACCGGATTCAGGATGCGGGTAACCAAATACCGTGTTCAATTGACGTTGGGTTGAGATCAAAGTGGGTACGTTAATTGGACCCTTACTTGCAAACCCAATAAGTCCAGCACGGTGAAAGGACTGCTCGGGAGCGATGAAGCTCAAATCCTTCTCGGTGATTCGGACACTCGGCGAAATCGTGTTCGATGGTGGAAATCCCCTTAGAATAGCCATGTCTTAATCTCCCTTACTAATTTCATTGTTAGGTACATATCTAGTGGAGATCAGGCCCATTTTCTCCACCCGCTCTATGTATTCTGTTACACGCTCATCTTCGATGAGCCTAACGTTGTTCCCTTTTCCGATGCCTGGAATGTTCAAGGTTGTGAATGCCCTTGGAGCCTTTCTTGATCTCACCAAAATTTGTATTGGACTTTTCTGCTTGTTCTTAATCTCAATCATGATTCCAATTCCTTTACTGCCTGTTCCAACCTAGCCAAGACTTCGGTAATATCTTCTTCATTAGGTGAGTCGGCAACTTCAACTCGGGTCTTAAGCACGGCTTTTTTTCTTACAATCGGTTGAGCAACGAAGGACTCCGCTGTAAACCCAAACTCGTACTTAAATACTCGAACCTTCTTATCTCCCGGCTCAAGATCGACGTTATTAGCTATTGAATCTAACTTAACACCAATCTCCCATGAAATTCCTCTTACTCGTATGTATGCCAGCGGGCTAAATTTTGTTACTATTTGCGTGAGAATCTGATTCATGTCTTCTTCGTACATCGTCCAAGCCACTAGTTTGTAATTGATATCGAGAGGAATACCACGAGAAACACCGAAAACAGTGTCCTTTTCATAGCGTTCACTTACAGTGAATCCGGGCCTCCAACCATCACGAGGGCTTCTTAAATAATCAACAGCCTTGTGATAGATGTACCTGTTCAGTGCGTAGTTGTAACCCGAGGCATGGATCGCAAGCATCGGAAGTCGGATTCGATCTACTACTAGACTTTCATCTTTACGAGTGTTCTCTTGTAAGATGTAGGCAACTGCTTTTTCTTGTGTTGCCCAGATGATCGGAACTTGGTGTGCTTTGCCAGCTTCATCAATAACAACGATGTCGCTGAATAAATCCTTCATTGCCTCGTCGGTTCCACGAAGCGATTTGGCATAGCGATAGATCACGCTCCTGTTGGGAGGAGACATGTCCTGCTCGTTGATAATGTGACCAGTTTGTTGTGGGTCACACAGAGCATGGGCACCTTGCCCTAATTTACTTTGAGTTGCATCTTCTAACCAAGAGAGATCACGGGATGATACATCCCGTTTATTGTCAAGGAATGGCTCATGATCAATAGTGCCCGAACTCTTAAGAGTTTCCCCTTCACGACAGAACGGTGGTGGCGGCTCTGTAAGATTTTTAATTAAACCGGGCTCGTTACAAGGCGTGAGATTTGATGCGCTCATTAACTGTTCCTCTTTGTATCTATGCTTAAAGCGAGAAATGTAACTTATCGCAGGTCAAGTCCTGCGATTTTTCAGTTCTTAAACGACCACTGAACATTTCTGTTCTGTAATCTTGTCGTCTCTCTGAGCGTTAATTCGGGTAAGTCCTACCCTATATTGTATTAAATTCTGTTTATGGAAAACAAAGTACTTAATGTTGTTTGTGGCAAGTACATCTCTATCATGGAGTTTTCCACACTCTTTACAAGTCTAAGACATGTCTTTGAGTCATAAATTGTGATTTATCGTTTCACAACTACATAATTTGGAAGATGGGTTAAAACGACCAATTTGAATGATGTTACTGCCATACCACTCACTTTTGTATTGAAGCATATTGATAAACTTGCTCCATGAAGCCGACGAAATTGAACGAGTCAAACAATGATTTTTCATCATTCCTTTTGTATTCAAATCTTCAAGACAGATTGATTGGTTTTCTCGCACTAATCTTGTTGATAGTTTGTGTAGGAAATCATCCAGTTGGTTTTTCACTCGTTCATGTAATTTCGCTAACTTCTTTTTTTTTTTTTTTTTTTTTTTTTGATCTTCTGTTGCTTTTTTTGTTCTTCTTCCTGTTTATTCTTCGGGAAAATAAAGCCAATTTATCCAAAGATTTTTGTAAATGTTTCAGATTATTCACTTTCTCACCCATAAACAAGGCGAGGTGTTTTTACTAAATTTCACTATGACGGCTTACATCCGCACTCCAAGGGTTTGGTCTAGTTCGCATTTTCGTTCGTCTACGGCTTGCTCAACGCTTATAGGTCAAACATTCCTGACGTAATAGTACGGTTTTACGTCGCCATTATAACTATTATAATATTGGTGCTTTAATGAAACCATACAAGATAATAAAACCCAAGCAGTCTCTCTTTAAGAGAAAGAAGCTAATCGGGCTATTGCCGAAACGTAAAGTGCCGCTATGGTTTTTTAAGAACGTACATACGCCGCCCAAACCAGAAATGATTGGACCAGTTAAGGAATTTGCTCCTGACCGCCAGCAAGATTGAGATTCTTTTTCCCAAGGTCTTTGATCTGATTTACTTTGAAATCTGGTTTGCGTTGAGTAACCTTGCCTTCCCCGGTGGTGAGCGATTCTTGGAATCTGATGCACATTACTTGTAGTCTTAGTTCACCCCATAACTTAAAGACTTCGACGTTACGTTGTAAAACCATCCAGTTCTCGCCTTTGTGTGGCGAGTAGATGCGGGCACCAATCTTAGGTGGATGACCGAGTGTCTTAAGGACTTGTCGATAGTTGAACTCGAACATGATTTCGTCCGGTGAATCAATGCCGAACGTGCCCATCATGTTAGAAGATGGAATCGGATCATAATAGCCATAAAGACATACAGGACACGGTGAGTAAATCTTGTCTCTCGCTTCGACGTACAATTCATCAATGTTGTTTACATTGATGAATAAATCGTAATAGAATAGTGGTGTGCCGCCGATCTCAATTACTTCTTGATCCCATAAGTTGAACAAATCGTGTTCAACATTTTCTGGGTCGAACTGTTGGAGGATTCCTGTTGCCTTATAAATTGTTCCGTCTGGATTTCTAATCGTCATGGTAGTGGTATGTATTCTTACTAGTCTTGATTTAAGATCGCCTTGAATACATACCCACAGACCATCTCGCAGCATGGAGATTCTCATGAAAATTAGAGACACAGTTAACCCTGTTGGCAACGTAGTCGAAGACCCAGCCGTTGAAAAGTTTGTTGAGTCAATGATTCGGGTTTGGGATAACACCAAGCCTCAAATTAAGTGGTGGCAAGTTTGGAAGCGAATCAGAATTAGAGTTGTGGCTAATTTCTTGATCCATTGCCTTGACGACCTTATTTCTTATTTTATCCAGTACAGCATTCCGGGTGCCGATAAGAAGGCTACCGTTCTTGCCGTAATTGGCAAGATTTATGATCACATCATCAAAGAGGCCATGCCGTTTTGTTTAAGGATTTTCGCTGGTACGGTTAGAAACTATGTCATCAACGAACTTGTTTCTGCCGCTATTGACTGGATCGTGGAAAAGTACAAGAGCGGTAATTGGCGTCCAAAGCCTGTTGAAGAAGTTATGGCTCAGTGGACTACATTGCACGCACAACTATTTGGCGTGCCCGGTGGGCATAGACCAACTTAAGCAATCAGTTGAAATCATAAAGGGCTGACCAAGGCCAGCCCTTTTTTTGTTTAACTTAGCGTTAATTTGCTCGTAATCGAGATGGTTCCACCGCCATCAGGAATATCGAACGGGGCACCGCTGAATCTTTCCAACCACAATAGGTTGTTGTCCTCGTCCGTCACATAGTAGCCGTAAGCCGTAGCATCTGTCGTAAACACAAAGGTCTGTTCTGAATATACAGCCGTCGTGATACCACCAGTCTGAGTTGTGGTCCAGTTCTGGGACAACAAAGTGATCGGCTTATAACCTGTGCTGGTGGAAACTTCTATTAAATCTTCCTTAATAGTCGAGTCGGAAGGGAAAATATCGTTGGCATACAGATGCAGCACAGGGTTATCTGCCGCAACCATACCAACGATGTATTGGAGCAAAAGGATTTCACCTTTTATGTTTGGTACTACAAGTGGCATGTTTTCACCTATTCAAAAAGAATACTGTCTTATATGTATATATATCAATGAAGTAGTCAACTACTCCACCGTTAAAGACGGCGGGGCTTGTCATTCCAATTCTAAGCAACCTTTGACAGTTTCTTAGCGGACGACAATAGGCTGGTTGATACAGCCCTTGCTGCGATATTCTTCGCAGAGTTATAGTCAGTATTCTCACTATATCCACACTTCTTACAGTAAAATTCCGCTTGATTTTTCCTGTTTACTTTTGCAATATGACCACATTCCGAGCATTGTCTGCTTGTATTTTTTGAATCAACTACAGGAACTCCCTTGAGTTTTGCTTTGTAAGTAATGAATTGCCTTAATTGATAGAATGACCAACTATGTCTTTTTGTTCGCTGATTTTTCCTTACCGTTGTCCTTTTGGTAATTCTACTTAAATCTTCAAGTGCTATACCAACATTGGTGTCTTTGGCTTTCTCAACAAGATATTTACTTACACAATGATTTTTGTCAGTCCTAAATCTTCGCTCTTTCCCAATTATTTTCTTTAACTTTCGTTTACTGGATTTCGTGTTTTTCTTTTGGCAATGGTTTCTTTACTTTTGGTATTTGAGCTGTACTTTTTCTACCTTGTCATTGCTGAAAATCTTACCTGTTGAGTCCACAGCAATGTTCACTTCACCTAAGTCAACACCAAGAAAATCATCTGTCTCAAGAGGTGTATCTTCGGGCATGTCGCAAGTAGCGTAAAGATAAAACTTGCCATTTTGATATACAAGGTCAGTCTGTCTTTTAACCCTATTTACTCTACCTGCAAAGTAATTCCGAATATGGATGTCATAGATGCGCCTACCGTCCAGTGTTGTCAAGGAAACTTGAGGAAATTTGCCACTCAATCCTTTGAATGTAAGGATACGGTCATCATAAGTAATTGCATCATACTTCTTAAACTTGGGTTGTTTATTTTTGTTTAACTTGTAGGCTTCGCAGGTTTTTGTTATGGCTCGTATAGCTAACTGTGCTGACAAGCCGTATTTCTTACGAATATGATGATAGACCAGTTTTTTGTATTTTGAACTTATTACCTGACTTTTGTTCAAAGCAAGTTTCAGCTATTTCATTACATGCTTTGTTAAAAAAATTCCATTGTATCCAGCAGCCTTTTTTTTGCCGACTTCATCTGCTTTTAGTTGAATTTTAATGGTCGTCTTCATCTCACACTTATATAGTGTGGATGACTGAATTTTCTTCAATGTTTTTGGAATTATTTTTGAGTTAGTCCTATGGATCGCATTACTCCCCTACCCTAAAGATGTTTGGTCGTTCTTAACGCTCGCTTAGCTTGTTGAATGACCAAACTTTCTAGCGAAAGTAGGGGTTTCCTACTCGCATTTAGGTGACTTACCGCAGGTCAAGTCCTGTGGCTTCTCAGTTTTTAGATGATCACTGAAAATTTCTGCTCTGTAATCTTATCGTCTCTCTGAGCGTTAATTCGGGTAAGTCCTACCCTATATTGTATTAAATTCTGTTTATGGAAAGCAAAGTCCTTAATGTTGTTTGCGGCAAGTACATCTCTATTATGGAGTTTTTCACACTCTTTATAAGTCCAAGACCTGTCTTTGAGTCGTAAATTGTGGTTTATCGCTTCGCAACTACACAATTTGGAAGATAGGTCAAAACGACTAATTTGAATGATGTTACTGTCATACCACTCACTTTTGTATTAGAGCATATTGACAAACTTGCTCCACGAAGCCAACGAAATTGAACGAACCAAACAATGATTTTTCATCATTCCTTATTATATTATATAGTGTTGATGATTTTATTTTTTACAAGAAATATCTCCTTTTTTGTAAAAATAATTTTCCAAGAGGTGTTTTTACTAAATTTCATTATGGTGGTTTACATCCGCATCCCAAGGGTTTGACCTAGTTCGCATTTTCGTTCGTCTACGTCTTGCTCAACGCTCACAGGTCAAACATTCCTAACGGAATGGTACGGTTTTACGCCGCCATTATAATCAATCCCACAAGGTTACTTGTTTCGGGTTCGGTGATGAAACTTCGGTTAAAGTAGTTGACAAATATGGCAATCAAAGATAAGGATGGAAAAGTTTACAAACTCAGAGGTCCAAATCCGATTATGAAAGAGCAATCGGAGTGGGACCAGTCCTATGTTAAACTCATCAATCTCGACTGGAAATCAGAAGTAATTGCTGATGAACAGAATCCTATTAAGGAGACTGAAAAACATGTCATCAACATTCGAGATGAGTTGGGTCTGTTTGACAACCCTCAAACTAAGGTGGTGTCAGCCAGTCAGTTCATCAAAGAGATCAATGAGAAACCAGAAGAAACACCACTTCCACAATTTGTCGGTCTTGAAAAATCACAGGTAGAAAAGAAAGCTGAACCAGAAGAACCTGTTGTCTTTAACGTAGATGTAAGGACGGCAAGAATTCTTAAGGAACGTGGTGTGGAGTTCTATTGCGCACCTGCCATTGGCAAGAAGAAACACACAGATAGTCTCTATGACGACTCCTATGAAACTACCATTTACGGTGATCAGTTCATCTTCGATGGCATTATTATTGATCAATCTGATTTACAACTTCAGTTTTGGTGCATCAAACCACTCGCCAAAGACTCTGTGATCTATCGTAAGATCAAAGAAGGCGGCGAACGCTGGTGGAGGGTGTCTCAGGTAGAGCCCAAGACGGGCGGCTATCTGTGCCTGTGTATCATTTCAGATGTGAATCCAGATTTTAGCTAGAATTCTCCACCTTCGGAGTGACGATAGAAATTTTTAACCCCATCTGCTCTAGCTGTTCCCGATATTGTTCAACAGCCCTTCGGAATCCTTCCTCGAACACTTGGCCAATAAGTTTGCTAAAATCTTGTATGTCCTTCTCTGTGACAAGAGATGACGCTACACGCTCAATGATCTGGTCGTGTTCGGCGTATTTTAATTTCAAAAGGTCATAGAACCACTTCCTGAGCGTAAATGCTCTAGGATTAGTCATGTACCTTACAAAATTACTCCCATTCCCATGATTATCTTCCATGTTCCTTGCTCTCTAAGAAAGAATTGAGATAGTAGAGTAAGTCAAGCCTTTAATTACTTTGTTGATCTTTC